ATCGAAGACCAGGCCGCGCAGGCACAGCTCGCGCTCAGCCTCCAGAACGTTACCGGTGCGACCGATGAGCAGATCGGCGCCGCCGAACAGTTCATTAGCACCCTGTCGCTAGCTTCAGGTGTCGCAGACGATCAGCTTCGCCCTGCCCTGGCTGAACTCACTCGAGGCACAAAAGACGTCGCGCAAGCCCAGGACGCGCTCAAGCTCGCGATGGACATTTCAGCGGCCACCGGCAAGGACCTCGGCACCGTCTCGGACGCGCTCAGTAAGGCGTACCAGGGCAACATGAAGGGCCTCCGCACGCTGTCCCCAGAGATGGCTCTTGCGATCAAGGAAGGCGCGGACCTGAATACGGTCATGTCGATCCTCGGCGGCACGTTCGGCGGGGCGGCAGCTGTCGCAGCTGGTACCGCGCAGGGTCAGATGGCCCGCTTCTCTGTGGCCGTCAATGAGGCAAAGGAGTCGATCGGTGCGGCCCTGCTGCCGGTGCTCGAGCAGGTGCTCCCGGTGTTCATGAAGCTCGGCGAGTTCGCGATGGAAAACACGACCGCCTTCCTAGTCGTGGCTGGCGTGATCGGTGGTCTCGCGGGCGCGATCCTTGTCGCGAACGCCGCCATGAAGATCTACCAGGCGACCCAGATTCTCGTCACCGCTGCGACGTGGGCGTTCAACGTGGCACTAAACGCGAACCCGATCGGCCTCGTAGTGCTCGCGATCGGCGCCCTGGTGGCCGCGTTCGTCATCGCATACAACAAGTCGGAGACATTCCGGAACGGTGTGAACGCGTTATTCGACGGCGTCAAGACCGCTATCGGTGCCAGCGTCGACTTCATCAAGGGCTACCTCGACTTCGTCATGGGCTTCTACAAGACGATCTTCAACGGCATCGCGACAGCATGGAACAACACTGTCGGCCGCCTCAGCTTCACCGCCCCCGACTGGATACCGGGCATCGGCGGGAAAGGCTGGAGCGTCCCGAACATTCCGATGCTCGCAGCTGGTGGCATTGTCACACAGCCGACGCTCGCCATGATCGGCGAAGCCGGACCCGAAGCAGTCGTCCCGCTTGACCGCGCCGGCGGGATGGGCTCGATCACCGTGAACGTCAACGGCGGCCTCGGAACCTCTGCTGAGATCGGTGCCGCGATCGTCAACGCGCTACGGCAATACAACCAGGCGCAAGGCCCCGCACCGTTCAAGGTCGCCTAAATGCCGGCCACAGCAGTCCCGAACGCGGGCTCCTACGACGTCCTGATCGACGTCGGCTTCCTAGTCGACGGCTTCGTGCTCGACGATCCAGTCAAAGGCGTGCTCAATAACACGACCTACGTCCTAGACGGCTCAACGAGCTACGCCAGCGTCGCATCCGGAACGACCGACATAGCGATCAACCGCGGCCGCCAGGACGAAAACGACGCATTCAATAACGGCACCGCCGTATTCACGCTGAACGACACGCTCGCCGACGGCGTCTTCAACCCATTTGACGACAGCCCGAGCAACCCCTACTACGACCAGGCCCAGGGCGTTCCCGGGCTAGCCCCAGGGCGCGCCGTCAAGATCGTCCGCTACAACTCGAGCAACGTCGCCGTCAACCTCTTCACCGGCTTCGTCGTCAACTACGACTACCAGTTCGAGCTAGGTGGCCTCGACACCGTCACCGTCTTCTGCGTGGACAACAGCTACCGGCTAGCCCAGACATTCATCACCGGACACAACCCGATTAAAGAGTTTACCGGCGCCCGCGTGAACGCGATCCTCGACCGGGCGGGCGTCAACTATCCCACCGGACCGACAGCCCGCAACATCGCTACCGGGACCGTCGAGCTAGGCGGCGGCACCCAGTACGCGATCGCCGAAGGTACAAACGTAAAAGCCTATTTCGACGAGATCACCCGCACGGCTGAACGCGGCCGTATCTTTGTCGATAAGGACGGGGTCCTGGTATCGCAAGATCGGATCGGATTCGTGACCGGGTCCCCGGCGATCAGCTTCAAGGACGACGGTACCGGGGCAAAGTTCCGAAATCTGGAAATCTCATTTCAGGCCGAGGACATAATCAACCGGGTCGCGATCACCCCTAAAGGCGGCACACAGCAGCTAGTAAACGACACCGCTAGCCAGACCGAATACTTCATCAAGTCGCTCTACATTGACGGCAGCCTTCTCCACGACAATACGGCCGCCCTCACCCTGGCGAACTACCTCCTCAGCCCGACTACGGAGCCACGTTTCACCGCCGTCGAGACGTTCTTCGGGCAGCTCACCACCGCGCAACGCGACACGACCGCAGACCTCGAGATCGGCGACTACATCGCAGTCCAGAAAGCCATCCTCGTCGGCGGTACGCCCCAGAATCTTACCCAGGACCTCACCGTTGAAGGCATCGAACACCGAATCAACTTTGCCGGCGGCCACGTCACAAACCTCTACACATCCACCGCACAAGTCACCTATCAGCTGATTCTGAACGACGCCACCTATGGCACGCTCGACAGCTTCAATGTTCTAGGCTGACCTTTATGGCAACCCCCACCAGCCTCCCCGCCACATTCGTCGCCGGCAACGTGCTGACCGCGGCACAGATGAACAACCTGCGCGGCGCCTTCCGCATTCTCCAGGTCGTTCAGACAACAAAAACCGATACATTCACGACCACGAGTACCAGTTTCGTCGATGTGACCGGAATGAGCGTTTCGATCACCCCTTCAGCTACTTCCAGCCTGGTGCTAGTTCTTCTAGATGCGCGAATCGGCGGCATCGGGTTCACAAAACTGCTGAGGGGCAGCACAGACATCTATGTCGGAGACGCAGCAGGTAGTCGAGTGCGAAGCCTCGGCCTATTTGTACCGAACGCAAACGGAGAAGACGCAAACCCCGCTATCTTTCTCGATAGTCCAGCGACCACATCAAGTACGACCTACAAACTACAAATGCGAACCGAAGCTTCGTCGGCATTTCTAAATAGGTCGTCAAACGACCCTGATAACAACGTTTCAGGAAGCCGCACGCCTTCGAGTATCACCGTCATGGAGATCAGCGCATGATCGACTACACCCTTATCCTGCGAAACAAATACCCTGGCACAGTCTGGTCATTGAATGGCGACGAATACGCCGGTCTCGACTGGATGGATCCGAGCCCGAAGCCGACACAAGCCGAACTAGATGCACTCTGGCCCCAGGTTCAGTACGAGACGCAGCTGGCCGCTGTTGAGGCCGCCCGCCTCACCGCATACGAGCAACAATCCGATCCGCTGTTCTTCAAGTGGCAACGCGGCGACGCCACAGAGCTCGAATGGCGTGAAGCAGTCGCAAAGGTAAAAGCCGAAAACCCATACCCACCGGCGCCGTAGTGTCGTGGGATCTGAGGTTCTGGTTTCTGTTATCTCTGGTGGCTTCCTGGTGGTCGTTGCGCTCATTCATAAACTCATCCGGGACAACAGAGAAGACCACGGAATCGTCCACACTTCACTCGACCGAATCGAACGAAAACTAGACCGGCACATCGAAGAACATGACTAAACAAGACAAGGCCATCCTCGGCTCGTATGCCCGCAGCTTTCTGACGGGTGCGATCACCCTTTACCTGGCGGGCGAAACCGACCCGAAGAAGCTGCTCGCGGCTGGCATAGCGGCCGTGTTGCCGCCGCTGTTGCGCTGGCTGAACCCGAACGACACCGCCTTCGGTCGTGGCCACAAAGAAAACTAGCGGCAGGCCCTACACGGGCTTCGACGGTATCGCAGGCGGCACGACCGCCGGCCTCCAGGTACTGATCCGGGTGCTCGAACGTGAGACTCGTCGCGGCCTCTGGAATAATGGCGCCTGGGGCATTCGCGACAAGAAGGGCAAGCCAGGACAGCCTTCGGTACACGCCACCGGGCGCGCTGTGGACATGAGCTGGCGAAACGTGGAAGGACCTCGAGGCGACGGCCCTAATGCGGCGTGGCGCGCACAGCCTTATCGATCAGCTTGCAACGTGATCGACGTGCTGATCGCTCACGCTGACGCGATCGGTCTTGAGCTCGTCATTGACTACCAGGCACCGCTCCCACATGGCAGGGCGTGGCGATGCGATCGCGGCCGCTGGAAGACGTACCAGACGAAGACCGTCAACGGTGTTCCCGGCGACTGGTTCCACATTGAGATCTCACCCCGCATGGCCGCCCGCCCAGACGACATGAAAGCCGCGCTAGATAAGGCGTTCCCGCCGAATCCACCATTTACGCCATAGGTCTCCTGTAGGGTCGAAGCACCCGACGAAAGGAGAGAATCATGCCCGAATGTAAGACCTACCTGTACGAGGTCATGCGCACCACCCTGGAGAACGGCCAGCAAGTCATGGTCCAGATCTTTAGGGACGACAAGACCCTCGAAGTGCTCCACGCTCAGCTCGCGTTCAAGACGATCGCCGGCGACTCGTGGGGCGTCCCCTACCAGCTCGAGGTAGCCCGATGAACGCCCTAAAAGCCCCCTGGCTGATTCTGGGCTATCTGGGTGCCCTGTTCGGGCTTTCGTCGATCTCCGACGCTCCTGACGCGTCTGACGCCATCCTGGAGGCGCCCCCCGCCACCATGCAGGCATACGAATACGGCGAGACGCCCGTCGAAGCCCTAGCGGCCCCGACGACGTCCACTACGTCGACGACGGTCTGGAAACGTCAGCGACCCATCAGCGAATGCGAGCAAGCCCTTCAGGTTGCTCTCGACGTCGGCTGGCCGGCCGATCAACTAGCCACGCTGGCGCGCGTTCTGTGGCGCGAATCACGCTGCACCCCAGGCCCAGTACTAAACCCCGACGACCCTATGGGAGGCTCCTACGGACTGACCCAGATCAACGGGTTCTGGTGTACCCCGTCGAAGTCGTGGCCGACCGGCTGGCTCCAGGCGAAGGGCATCGTCACCGAATGCGTCGATCTGTACGGCACCGAAACAAACCTTCGGGCCGCGCTCGCGATCTGGCGTAATAGCGGGTGGCACCCCTGGGCTATGAAGTAACATACGAACACCGACGAAAGGAACCCGACATGAACGACGAACTAGATCCGACCTTGAAGGCTTACAGCGCTTTCTTCGATCAGATCCTTACACCGGCACGACCAGGCTGGAAAGACCCGAAGAAGGTCCAGCTCGTAAAAGAGCTGCGCGCGATCGCGATCGACCTGCAACTCTCGGAGGATCCGCGTGGCGACGTCATCATGGAAGCCGCCCGCATCATCGCCGGCCGATGAAACAGATCAACCTCACATCCTGGGAATACCAGGACGCGCTACGCGAAGCACACCGTCGCGTAAACAACTACATCGAGCTCGGCATCGTCCACGAGTTTGAGCAAGGCGACATTTACGAGCGCAACATCATCGGCACCTGCGGCGAGTTCGCCGTCGCGAAATGGCTCGGCCTCAAGGTCCACCTAGTCGACACCTGGGC